GGGGGGTGGGACCACGGACACGGACGCCCCCGGTATACGCTTAAGTAGTCCGTACACCGCAACCCCCATTTTTTAGGTAGTGTAAAGATACTAACACCCAGCCACTTGAGCTTGTCACCCCGCTTACAAAGGCATATGCTAACGCAATGGCAGACCGTGATTACCAGCTCGAGGAGGTCCTCGAGACCTACCGGCGCGACGGGTCGATGATCCGCGAGAAGTCTCGCGTCCTCGTCGAAGAGTGGCTCGACCGGGTGTACCCCCGCATGGTGGACCCTGACATCCCAACCAGTGCACTCATGGAAATCGGCAAGACCCTGATCGAGCTCGGTGACCTCAAACCCAAAAAAGACATCACACCCACCCAAACCGGCCCGGGCTTCAGCATCACGATCAACATCCCGCAGTCCGATGGCAAACCACCCATCACAATCGAGGGAACCGCGACCCCGGTGGCTCCAGTGGGGTCCGATGACGACGACACGGTTGAGGAGCTTCCCGCCCCTCCCACAGGTGAGACGAATTTCAACACGCCGGACTTCCAGTTCAACCACGATTTGACGGGTGGGATGTCCGACTACGACGGAGATGGCGAGTGGCTTACCTGACGATCTACCTGCTGATTGGCGCATTTGCGAAGCTCACCAACCTCTTCGCGTTCGAGTGCACGAACGCCCGCACCGGCGAGGAGAACGTCCTGATGGGGCTGCTGGCAACCATGATCGCGTGGCCCGTACCTTTTGGGTTTTTTGTGAAGGCCAACTTCTTCGATGAGTAACCTCACCTACAATCCACCGCCGTCGGTGGTGCCATTCCTGACAGGGAGCAAGTTCATTGAGTTGATCTGCGGACCTGTAGGGAGCACGAAGACGACGGCGTCACTGATGAAGATCGCCTACCATGCGAAACAAATGGCAGCGTGCCGGGATGGTATTCGACGTTCTCGTGCTATTGTTATCCGTAATACTCGTGAGCAGCTGCGCGATACGACTATTCCAGACTTTCTGAAGTGGTATCCCGACGGGGTTGCAGGGTCTTACACAAAGACCGAGTACAAGTTTGTTTTGCGCTTCGACGACGTGGAGTGCGAGGTGCTTTTTCGTGGTCTGGATGACGCGAATGACGTGCGGCGTCTGCTTTCGCTGCAGGCGTCGTTTGGCGTGCTGGACGAGTTCCGCGAGATCAACCCGCAGATTTTCGAGGCGCTTCAGGGCCGTCTAGGCCGTTACCCGGATGGTATGCTCGTGCCGCATCGCCCCGAGTGGGGGTGCGACAAGAAGGGGAATCCGATCCAAGGGTGCGTCACTGACACAGGGGAGTCGAACGCGCACCTGTGGGGGGCGACCAACCCACCCGACATGGATACGTTCTGGGAGAACTTCCTGTCGGACCCACCCGACAACGCTGGTATCTACATCCAGCCCTCGGGCCTGTCGCCGGAGGCGGACTGGGTCAAGTTTCTGCCGCAGGACTACTACGACAACCTCGCCGAGGGTAAGTCCGAGGACTGGGTGGACGTCTATATTCACGCGAAATTCGGTAAATCCCTGTCCGGGAAGCCCGTTTTTCCGAGTTTTCGGTACGATTTCCACGTCGCCAAGGAACCCCTCAGATACATCAAATCCGGCGAAAAACCGCTGCTTTTGGGGGTCGATTTCGGGCTTTCTCCGGCGATGACGGTCAACCAGCTCGACATGCACGGGCGTTTGCTGACGCTGGCCTGCGCGACGAGCGAAGGGATGGGCATCACGCGCTTCATCCAAGAGAAAATGCGGCCTCTGCTGGCCGAACGCTTCCCCGGGCACCCGGTCGTGGTCATCGGAGACCCGGCAGGCTCGCAGCGCTCGCAGACCGACGAGCGGTCGTGCTTCGACATCCTCAAGGCCGAAGGGTTTCGGGTGATCCCGGCGCGGACGAATAGCATCGTCGCACGCATTGCCGCAGTTGAGAGGCAGCTGGCGAGGCAGGTGGAGGGTGGACCCGGCCATCTGATCGACCCGGGGTGTGTCGAGCTCATCCGTGCCATGCGTGGCGGCTACCGCTACCGCGTCAAGAAGTCGGGCGAGATGGAAGACTCGCCGGAAAAGAACTCGCACTCCCACGTGGCTGACGCCCACCAGTACGCCTGCCTGCACGCTGACGGGGGTGGGATGTTTGGGGTGGACTTCAGGCCCCAGCGGCGCGAGGTAAAACGCGTCATGGCTGGTGGGTGGACATAAGCCACACGTTAGCATATTATTCTGCGTCCTTTAGCATCTTGGAGCCCGTATGGAAGCTCTCCCCTCGCTCACGCCTTCCAGCCCCTCTGTCGTCGAGGTCGGGCTCGTGCGCGCTGCGCCGCTGCACGTCGTCATGGAAGAGGAGCGTGCCGCAGCTGCCAAAGTTCAGGCCAAGCCTCTGGTCACCGGTGTCGCCGCGCACATCCGCAAGTGCTGGACCGACGCTCGCATGGCCAAGCAGGTTACGGTCGAGCTGCGGATGCTGCAGAACATGCGCGCCCGCCGTGGCGAGTATGACCCGGAAAAGCTGGCCGCGATCCGCGAGATGGGCGGCTCCGCGATTTACGCCAACCTGACGTCGGTGAAGTGCCGCTCCGCCGCCAGCTGGTTGCGCGACATCCTGATGAGCACCGGCAACGAGCGCCCGTGGACGCTCCGCCCGACACCCGTGGCATCCCTGCCGCCTGACATCAACGACAAGATCGTGGCCGCTGTGGCGCAGCCGCTGCAGCAGGCGATGATGGCCGGGGAGCAGGTTGGCGACGACCAAGTGCTCGAGCTGATGGAAGCCGTGCGCGATCAGGCCTTGGCCGCTGTGCAGGAAGAGGCGCGCAAGAAGGCCGACCGCATGGCCGACAAGATGGAAGACCAGCTCGTCGAGGGCGGGTTCCTCAAGGCGCTGGACGGCTTCATCGAAGACATCGTCACGTTCCCGTGCGCGGTTCTCAAGGGGCCGGTGGTGCGCAAGCGGAAGATGCTGAAGTGGGTGCCCGACGGCCAAGGGGGCTACAAGGCCGAGGCACAGGATACGTTCAAGCTCGAGTGGGAGCGCGTGTCGCCGTTCAACATCTACCCTTCGCCTGCCGCGACGACCGTGGACGACGGCTACCTGATCGAGAAGCACCAGATGAGCCGCGAGGACCTCAACGCGCTGATCGGGGTCGAGGGCTACGACGACGCGTCGATTCGCATGGTTCTCGAGGAGTACGGGCGGGGCGGACTACGTGAGTGGCTCACGAATGACGTTGCCATCGCCTCGTCGGAAGGCAAGTCCACCGTCCACATCGCTGCCAATGTGGATGGCCTTATCGACGCTCTGCAGTACTGGGGCTCGGTCTCCGGGCAGGCGCTGCTCGACTGGGGCCTGAGCAAGGACGAGGTGCCGGACCCGACCAAGGAGTACCACGTCGAGGCGTGGCTCATCGGGCACTACGTGATCAAGGCGGTGCTCAACTACGACCCGCTGTGCCGCAAGCCGTACTACAAGGCGAGCTACGAGGACGTCCCGGGCAACTGGTGGGGCAACTCGGTTGCCGACCTCGTGCGTGACGCGCAGCAGGTGGTCAACGCCTCGGCTCGCGCCATCGTCAACAACATGGGCATTGCCTCCGGTCCGCAGGTGACGGTCAACGTCGAGCGCCTCGCGCCCGGTGAGGACATCACGACCCTGACCCCGTGGCGTATCTGGCAGGTGACCAACGACGCCACCGGTGGGTCGCAGGCACCGGTCGGGTTCTACCAGCCTGACAGCCGCATCGCCGAGCTGATGACGGTGTTCGAGAAATTCAGCCAGCTGGCCGACGAGTACTCCGGGATGCCGAAGTACATGGCGGGCGATAACGCGGGCGGCGCGGGTCGCACGGCGTCGGGCCTGTCGATGCTGATGGGCAACGCCAACAAGGCGATCAAGCAGGTGGTCGCCAACATCGACATCGGCGTGCTCAACCCGATGATCGAGCGGCTCTACGACCACAACATGGAGCACGCGGAAGATGCCGAGCTCAAGGGTGACGTCCAGATCGTGGCGCGCGGCGCGGCCAGCCTGATCAACAAGGAGACCGCTCAGCTCCGCCGCAACGAGTTCCTGCAGGCGACGGCCAACCCGGTCGATATGCAGATCGTGGGCGTTCAGGGTCGCGCGGCGATCCTGCGTGAGAACGCCAAGGCGCTCGACATGGACGTGGACAAGATCGTCCCGCCGCCGAACGTCCTGCAGCAGAAGCTTGCCGCTCAGGCGATGATGCAGCAGGGCGGTCAGGTGCAGCCCCCGGGCCAGACCCCTAAGGTGCAGATGGGCAGCGGGCAGGCTCTGGCCGACGGCGCTCCGACAACGGATAACTTCTCCCCGCCCGCCCAACAGTGATGCGACGATGCCGCGCGTGCGGTGTCGAGAAGCCGCTCGAGGAGTTCCCGCTTGCCAGCAAGAAGGTCCGGCGCAGGTACTGCGTCCCCTGCTGGCGTGAGCGGCAGCGGGAGCACTCGCGTAACCACTACATCCGTCACATCGACACTGCCGCCGAGACGCGCCGCAAGTGGCGACTGAAGAACGCCGCCAAGCACAACGCCATAGCAGCAGCTTACCGCGCCCGCCGCAAAAGGCAGCGCTACCCGCTGACGCCCGAGCAGGAAGCGGAGATCGTCGCGATCTACGAGCGTGCCCGCGAGCTGAGCTTGAGGACAGGCATCAAGCATCATGTCGATCACATTTACCCGCTCAATAACCCCCTGCTCTGCGGCCTCCACGTACCTGCTAACCTCCAAATCATCCCTGCGACGCTGAACAAGCACAAAAGCAACACGCTCACGCTTGACACGTTAGCACGTCGTCTTGTAATATCCGAACATGTTGACGAAACCTGAGCCGACGGCTGTGAAGGCACTGTACTCCTTCAGCAACCACACCGGCTGGGATGATGTCAGCAAGTTCTTGAACGGCGAGCTGGCCAAGACATACGAAGCACTGACGTTGAGCCCCGATGAGGTGAGACTCCGGCAGATGCAAGGTAGGGCACAGTTCATCCGTGAGTTCCTTGACCTCGTGGCGAATGCCCCGAAGGTTCTGGAAAAGCTTAGGGAATCGTCCCTCTAGCTTCCATCCCCGCCAGCAGACCGTATCGTGTACGTGGATACCTCAAGGCCCACCGAAGCGTAGTCGGAGCAGGAGACAACAATGAGTCTACCGAAGCAAGTTCTGCTTCAGGCCCAAGAAGCCGAGCGTCTGGAACAAGAGCTCCAACGGGCCACAAACCCCACGGACAACACCGACCCGGAAGACCCGCCTGTAGATGAACATGCTGAGGAGCAGCCGGTTGAGGAGCCTCAGGCTCCAGCGGAACCGGAGCCTCAGCCCAAACCTGAGCCGACACCGTCTGACGACCACACGTGGGAGCAGCGGTTCAAGAGCCTTCAGGGCAAGTTTAACGCGGAAGTCCCGCGTTTGCAGGCCGAACTGAAGGACGTCACCAGCAAGTTCAACGCACTGGCGGCGAAGATGGAGGCGCAGGAGCGAGCCAAGGCTGCTGAACCGCAGCGACTGGTGACAGACAGCGACGTTGAGGCTTTCGGATCGGACCTCATCGACGTGATCGAACGCAAGGCCCGCGAAGTCGCAGGCTCCATGGTCGGCACCGAGATGGCAGAGCTGAAGGCACGGAACGCAGAGCTCGAGCAGATGCTGAGCGGCGTCAACGAACGTCAGGTGTCGAACGACCGCAGGGCGTTCTTCGCAGAACTGGAACGGCTGGTGCCGGACTACGAAGCGATGAACGTGGACCCGGGGTTCTTGGACTGGCTCGCCGAAGTCGATCCGCTCAGCGGAATGGCAAGGCAGGAGTACCTGAACGCCGCCTACGGCAACTTCGACGTCGGACGCACGGCGGCACTCTTCAGCACCTACAAGCAGCTTACCGCTCCTGCCCCCAAGCAACCCACCCGCAAGCTGGAACGTCAAGTCGCGCCCGGAACCTCCAAGGTGTCCACGGCAGTGACCCAGAACGGCTCGGAACGCGTCTGGTCTCATAACGAGGTCGAAGCATTCTACCGAGACGTTCAGCGGGGAGCGTACCGAGGCAACGAGGCGGAGCAGGCGCGGATCGAAGCAGAGATTGATCTCGCCGCTGCAGAAGGCCGAATCCGGTAAGGGAGCCAAGGCGGTGGGATCGTAACAGGCTAACAGGAGTTTGCAATGCCTATTTCGATTTCGGGTTCGGGTACTTCGGGCGGTTTTTCGAGCGCCGGTGCCTTCAATACCAACCCCGCCGCCTCCGGCATCTTCATCCCGACCATCTGGTCCGGGAAGCTGAACGTCAAGTTCTACGCGACCACCGTCTTCGGCGAGATCGCGAACACGAACTACGAAGGCGACATCAAGAACATCGGCGACAAGGTTGTCATCAACAACATCCCGTCGGTGACCATCAACAACTACACCATCGGTCAGACCCTCAGCTACGAAGTCCCGGCTCCGTCGAAGGTCGAACTGAACATCAACTACGCGAAGTACTTCGGTGTCAACGTCTCGGACGTCATCGAGTACCAGTCGCAGCCCAAGCTGATGGACATGTTCACCAACGACGCCGCCAAGCAGATGGCCATCGCCATCGACACGGACGTGCTGAAGTTCTCGATGGACACCGGCTTCGGCAACACCAAGTCGGCTTCGCCGAGCACCAACGGTGTGGGCATCAACTCGGGTACGCTGGCCGGTGCCAAGTCCTCGTCGCTGAACCTCGGCGGCGCTGGCGGCACCTACAACGCCTCGACCAACCCGTTCGGTGGCGCTCCGCTGACGCTCTCGACCTCGAACATCGTCCAGACCATCACCGCGATGGCCTCGGTGCTCGACGAACAGAACGTCCCCGACTCGGATCGCTTCCTCGTCATCAGCCCGTTCGTCCGCAACCTGCTGATGAACTCGAACCTGCAGCAGGCCTACCTGACCGGCGACCCGCAGAGCATTCTGCGTAACGGCAAGATCGGCACCATCGACCGCTTCACGGTCTATGTGTCGAACCTCCTGCCGACCGCCGCCGCAGGCCAGAACTTCGACGGCACCACGACCGGCACCGGCATCAGCGCTAACGCCGTGGCTCGCAAGTGCATGGTCGCCGGTCACAAGACCGCGATCACGTTCGCTTCGCAGATCGCGAAGGTCGAGGCTCTGCCGAACCCGGGTGACTTCGGTCAGCTGGTTCGCGGCCTGAACGTCTACGGCTTCAACACCATCAAGCCGGAGTCGCTGGTCATCGCTCAGTACCTCTGAGCCTTGATCGGTAATGGGTGGGGGAGCTTCGGCTCCCCTGCTCTTCTCTTGCTTTGGAGTCGTCATGCCGGTTACCGCCCAATCCATCATCGACAGGGTTCGGGTGCAGCTGATCGACACCGGAAGCACTCAGCGCTGGACCGACACCGAGCTCCTGTACTGGGTCTCCGATGGTCAGCGCGCCATTGTCGCAGCACTCCCCCAAGCCGCAGTCAAGGTCACGACCGTGAGCCTCACTGCTGGCACGCGCCAGTCCCTTCCTGCGGACGGCTACAAGCTCATCGACGTCACGCGCAACCTCACCGCCGCAGGTGTGGCCGGGGCACCGTGCACGTCTATCGACCGCTCGATTCTCGACCGCCAGTACCCCACGTGGCACACGGCAAACGCTGCCGCAGGCGTGCTGCACTGGACCTATGACCCGAGCGATCCGCTGTCGTTCTTCGTCTACCCGCGAAACACCGGCGCAGGCTCGGTCGAGGTCGTTTACTCGTTCATGCCTGCGGACATCACGAGCGCCAGCTCGACCATCAGCGTGCGCGACATCTACCAGACGCCGCTGATCGACTACGTGCTTTACCGCGCCCACTCGAAGGATTCCGACTTTGCCGCAGGTCAGCAGCTCGCCGCTGCCTTCCTGCAAGCGTTCACGGCCTTCCTTCAGGCTCAAGCCGGAGGTCAGCAGTGACCATCATCGCATCGACTATCATCGACCGCGCATCCAAGCAGCTGCTGGACATCACCAATGTCCGCTGGGCTCGAGCAGACCTGCTCGACTGGCTCAGCGTCGGCCAGCGCCTTATCACGGTGATGCAGCCGAACTCGACCAACACGATCACCACCATCAAGCTGGCCAGCGGCACGCGACAGTCGCTGCCCGCCGACGGGTGGACGTTGCTCGATGTCCTCAGGAACATGGGCACCGACGGCGCTACGCCGGGGCGAGCCGTGCGTGTCATCTCGCGCAAGTTGCTCGACGCGTTCAAGCCCACGTGGCACTCGGACACCAAGAGCGCGACCGTGCAGAATTACCTGTTCGACCCGCAGGACCAGACCGCGTTCTTCGTCTACCCGCCCTCGAACGGCACAAACTACATCGAGATCAACTACTCCGCGATCCCCGCACCTCTTACCTCGGAGAGCACCGCTTTGTCGGTGCCCGACGCTTACGAGGAGCCGCTGGTGCATTACGTGATGTTCCGCGCGCTCAGCAAGAACGCGGAGTGGGCCGGTAGCCCGCAGGCGGACATGTACCTCAACCTGTTCAACGGCGTCATGGGCGCGAAGCTGAGCGCCGAGCAGGCCAACAACCCGAACATCGGGCTCGCCCCGCCGACCCCGCAGATTGGAGGTGTCTCGTGAGCACCCGCTACGAGTCCTTCCTCACGGAAGTGCTCCCCTACGTCCCGGACTGCCCGGAAATCGTGGCGGTCAACGCCATTCGCAACGCGTGCATCGAGTTCTGCGACAAGTCGCTGTACTGGCTCTACAACCATGACCCGGTCACGACCATCGACAACGTCGCGACGTATGAGCTCGAGCTGCCGGACTTCACCGCGTCCGTCGCGGTGCTCGACGCGTGGCACGACAACCTACCATTGGTTCCGGTCGGCGAGGACACGATCAAGAAAGTCTACCCGCTCAACTGGCCAACGCTGATGGGTGCCCCGAAGTACCTCACGCAGCAGAACCCGAACGAGGTGATCCTCGTGCCCTACCCGCAGACTGGCATCGCGCAGGGTCTCAACATGATCGTGGCGATCAAACCGACCCGCGACAGCGTGGACATCGACGACTCGATCTACGAGAACTGGGCCGAGGGTATCGGGTTTGGCGCACGCGCACGTATCCACGCGCTGCCCAACCAATCGTTCAGCGACCCCGTCGCGGCGGCGAAGTACGACGCCCTGTTCCGCATCGAGATCGGCAAGGCAACCGTCACCCGCAACCGTGGCCTGTCACGCGCAGTGCAGCGTGTGCGACCTCCGAGGTTCTTCTGATGTCCACGATCAAGCTTGTTCAGGGCGACACGCGACCCCAGATCATCCTCTCGCTGACCGACAAGGACTCCGGCGACCCCATCGACGTGTCCGCGACGGGCACCAACGTCTACATGAAGTTTCGCGCCGTTGGCTCGACGACCGTCCTGCAGACGTTCACGGCGACCAAGTTGCCGGGACAGGTGGCCGAAGACGGCAGCATCGACAACACTGTCACCACGCCGGGTGCGGGCGGGCGGGTCGTGTTCGGGTGGACCACAGGTTCGCTTGACGTAACCCCCGGGCCGTACGAGGGCGAGGTGTCGATCTCCTTCGCCGACGGGACCACGCAGACGCTGTACAGCACGCTCAGGTTCTACGTCCGAGCCGACTTCTGACGGGTCGGCACGGTGGCGATCAACGTCCGCACCACCACCACTGAAATCCTGATGGGGGTCACGGTCGTCGAGCCGGGAACCACCACGACCGTAGATGCACCCTCCAGCGGAGCGATCACGTTTCGCGCCAGTTCCGTCACACCCGGTGCCGTGGCATCCACCACTGGTGTGCAAGCATATCCCACGTGGCAGATCATCCGCGCCACCGGTCAATCAGGCTACGACCCGTCCTGCCCGTTCTACTTCGAGACGGCCAGCGTGGCAGATGCTGTGCGGCTGTCGCTTCTGACGCCGTTCGTAGAAGTGGCCTCGGCGACCGATGCGGTCACGTCGCTGCTCACCTACATTCGCACGGCATCCGATGCAGCGTCGGCGACCGACAACCTCACCGCACTCATCACCTACATCCGGGCGATCACTGACCCGGTGACCGCGACGGATGCGCCGACGTTCGGCTTCAGCACCGTGTACGGCGATAGCGCGGCTGCGACCGACAGTGTCGTCTACGGGTTCAACAGGTTCCAGTCGCCGAGCGACCCGACCACCGCGACCGATGCAACCGCGTTCGACTTGACCCGCCCCGTTGGCGACCCGACCACCGCGACCGATGCAACCGCGTTCAGCTTGACCCGCCCTGTTGGCGACCCGGCAACCGCGACTGACGTTGCCAACACAGCACTGACCATGCCACGCACCGCTGCGGATAGCGCTACAGTTAGCGATTCCTTGCAGATTGTGTGGCAAGCTGCTAACAAATACGGTGAGACCGCTAACGCAAGCCCGCTCAACTCTGCTGCGATCAACAGCAGCACCGCATGGGTCGAGCAGTGGACGTACAACTACTAGGAGTGACCATGTCCCAGTCCCTCGATGTCCTGCGTGTGACGGGCCGACTGACCGTCGAGCTTCGCGACGAGTTTGGCGACGTCAAGGAGCTTTTCGAAGTTCCGAACATCGTCACGACCGTTGGCAAGACGTTTATTGCCGCCTCGATGGCGAAGACGACCGTCAACACGCCGGTCGCGATGACCCACATGGCGGTCGGCACCAGCGCTACAGCTGCCGCCGTAGGCGATACCACGCTGGGCGCAGAAGTGGCTGGCTCGCGTACGGCACTGACCTCGACTACCCCCTCGAGCAACACCTGCGTCTACGCTTGCACCTTCGGCGCTGGCGTGGGCACGGGCTCGCTGAACGAGGCAGGCATCTTCAACGCGTCGAGCGCTGGCACCCTGCTGTGCCGCACTGTCTTCGGCGCAACGATTTCCAAGGGTGCGTCGGACTCGCTGACCATCACTTGGACCATCACGATCAACTAACGGAGCACTGGGGATGGCTGTCCTCTTCAAGAACAATGCCGCGACCACGCTCGCCTCAGGGATCACGAACGTTGCGACGTCGATCACCGTGGCGACCGGCGCTGGCTCACTGTTCCCGGCCATCACCGCGCCGGACTTCTTTTACGCGACCCTGATCGACTCCTCGAACAACATCGAGATCGTCAAGGTTACCGCGCGTACGACGGATACGATGACCGTCACCCGCGCGCAGGAAGGCACCACGGCTCGCGCCTACGCGACCGGCGACAAGTTCGAGCTCCGCGTCACGGCGGCAGGCCTCGACAACAAGCTCGACAAGGACACGGGCGGCACGATCAGCGGCGCTGTCGCGCTCAACGGCGCTGTGACCATCGGCGCTGGCGGCTCGCTGACCAACAACAGCTCCAACACGATCACGTCAGGCGCAGGCTTCACGCTCGGTAACAGCCACCTGATCTACAGCGCTGGCGCTGGTGAAGTCGCCATCCGCATCGGCGCGACCGGCCCGTTCTACGGGATCGGCACGACCGCGTCGAACAACCTGCGAATCAACAACGCCTCGAACGGCGACATCCTACTGGCGATGGGCGGCACGACGTATGTTACCGTCCAGAACACCACAGGCAACGTCGGCATCGGCGGCACGCCGTCCGGTAAACTTGATGTCGTCGGTAGCGGCGGCACCGTCAGCGTCAACACGGCGGGCGATCAAGTCAGCTTCAGCAACAACGGTGTGAACTCGGTCACCGCTTCCGGTGCGGCGGCGACGCTGCGTCTGCAGGCAACTGGCGCATCCGGCGTTGTGACCATCACCACCGCTGGCAGTGAACGGTTCCGTGTTACCAGCACCGGCGCGATCACGTCGTCCGATCTGGCCGACGCGGTAGGCTACAAGGGCATCCCGCAGAACTCCCAGAGCGCTGCCTACACGCTTGCCCTCAGTGACATGGGCAAGCACGTCAGTATCTCCACCGGCGGCGTGACGATCCCGGCCAACGGCTCGGTGGCGTTTCCGGTCGGTGCAACTGTCGTGGTGTACAACAACAGCGCGAGCAACCAGACCATCGCGATCACCACCGATACGCTCTACCTCGCCGGTACGGCGACCACCGGCACTCGCACCCTCGCGCAGCGCGGCGTCGCAACCCTGATCAAGGTTGCATCGACCACGTGGGTTGTCAGCGGGAACGTGACATGACGGGCGTTCTTTGCGCTATCGCCGGGTCCGGCAGCGGAGCGTACTCCGCGACGATGACTGTCGGCACCTACAATTCCGGCGGCAAGGTGCCTGTGACGTATGACGGTTACGCCAGCGCCTCGTCCGGTCCGCCCGCCGCGTTCGGCTCGTTTTCACCGACCGCGTATAAGGGGACGGTCATCCGCGCCCTGTACGAGAGCGACCTGTCGTTCAACACGACATTTGCGGTCACCGGCAATCAGACGAGTGTGTCCGGCTTCCTCAATGACATCACGATTGACGGGACCAGCTTGGGCGCGATCCCGACCCCGTCTTACATCTCCTCAGGCAACTACACGCAGTGGGTCTTCTCGACGTCGGGGCTCATTACCACTGGCACCCAGACGGTCATTGTGAGGTAATCATGGACGAGCAGACCCCAATCGAAGAGCCATATCACGTCATTGAAGGCGACGCGCCGGACGTCGGCCAGTTTGTGGTCGAGACCTTCTCCCAGCCGGAGGAGCTGTGATGCGGGACACCTGCTACAAGTATAGCGCACTCAACGTCGATCACGTCTACATGGACGCTGACGAGCAGTTCCGCTTTGCGCAGGAGCCGTCCAGCGCATCCTACGGCGTGTTCTACCTCAGCGGTTACACGACCATGGTCGAGGGGGCGGTCCCGGGTCGCGTGTTCGACACTGTCGGCGGGTGGCGTGCGAACGCGGGCGACGGCTGGTCCAACGACATCGTTGGCCACGACGCGATGCTTCTGCAGGCCAGCCCCGCTGGCTGCGAGTGGGTGTGCCTCTCCCGCAACGGCACGGGTGAGCGCGAAATCCAACACATCCAAGTCACCGGCTCCGCCACTGTCCCGGCAGGCTGGGGTTTCGTGGTCGCTACAGGTTCCGTGACGTTTGAAGGCAAGACCGCGAGCCAGCTCGCGTACGTCAAGCCGCGCGCCGCAGATTTTGAAGTCGTCGGCAACGCCGACCTGTTGCTTGTGAGGTAGGCGTGGAAGGTATCAATCTTGCAGCTTTGATCGGTCTTCTCGGTCTGTTTGGCGCTGGTATCGGCGTCTGGGTCAGCCTGCGCGAGCGTCTTGTGCGTGCTGAGACCAAAATCGAGACCCTCGAGAAACTCCATGCCGACCAGAAAACTGAAGTCGGTCAGCTGCGCGAGTGGCTCGACTCTCAGTTCCACGAGCTCCGCAAGGTGCTTGCTATGAAGGCCGACCGATGATCAGCAGCCGTAAGATCGAAGACCTGCACCCTAAAGTGCAGGCGATGGCCAAGGCGTTCCTTGAGAAGTGCCGCGCCGAGGGCATCGACGTCATCATCACCTGCACCTACCGCGATGCGGAGGAGCAGAACCGTCTCTACGCACGAGGCCGGACCGTATTGGTCGAGAACGGTCAGAAGGTGCGGAAAGTAACCAACGCCAAGGCCGGACAGTCGTTCCACAACCACCGGCTCGCGTTTGACTGCGTCCCCCTGCGTGGCGGCAAGCCTGTCTGGGGCACCACCGGTGCGGACCAGATGCTCTGGATGCGGGTGGGTAATATCGGGGAAAGTGTCGGGCTCGAATGGGCTGGACGCTGGAAGACTTTCCGCGAATACCCTCACTTCCAGTACACAGGGGGACACCCGATCAAGTACTTTCAGGACGGCGGAAAACTGTAGGAGCTCAGTATGTTGAAGGGTTACAAGACGTACATCACTGCCGGACTCGGCGTCATTGGCGCAGTTGCCGGTTACCTCGTTGGTGACATGACCATCGCGCAGGCCGCACAGGCTGTGCTTACGGCGGTGCTCGCGGCGACGCTGCGCAACGCCATCTGATTGCGTTAGCACGGCTCACGTGCTAACATGTCGTGCGAAGGAGTTTCATATGGTGAACAAGCTCAGTGGTGCGCGTCAGATGACCCCCATCAACCCGATGGGTGTTTCTGGCCAGAAGGATTCGCCGGATCACGCTGGCGGCTACATGGAAAACATGTCGGCACCGAAGGTCGGCGTCCCGTCGGGCGGCAACGTCAAGTCGGCGCAGGTGGACGGCCCCTTCGGCGGCAAGGTCAAGGCGTAAGCCGGTGGCGATTGAGCAAACGCCGGTCATCGGGGGTGTGGCCAAGGCCGCACCTCTGAGCGACTACGCCTCGATCACGTGCGGGTGCGACGAGGCACCTGTACGTATCGGCACAGCGCCCGGTGGGAGCGTGTCCAAGAGCACGCAGACGCCGAAGTCTTTCAACAAGGACGCATTCGTGCAGTCCGCTCGTTTCGGAGGCAGGTAATGGCCAAGATGCCGATGCCCTTCAAGGGCAAACAGACCCGTGGCGAAGAGATGGCCGAAGCCAAGGCCGTCCGCTCGGGCAAGATGACCCCGGCGCAGTACGCCAAGGGTGAGAAGAAGGAGGGCAACAAGATGTCCGCCAAGATGCTCGCCAAGCGCGGTGCCG